TGTTGACAACGGAGACGGAACGCACACTATTACTATTCAGGCTAATGCCCTCGGAACTGCCGCCGCAGGAACTATCTATGCGGAAGCCAATGGAGCTGGCGCCAGTGGCAAGTATGTAAAGGAAACCGCCGTTCCTAACGGATTGCTTCTGCACGACATCGTAAAAGAGGAAGGTGACACATTCGCAACTGGTGCAGTTGTTGACGAAGGTCGCATATTTGAGGACAGAATTGTGGCTATCCCTGCCGCTTATAAGGCTGTATTGCCCGGTATTAAATTTGAGAAAGGAGTATAACTATGTGGACAGGAGATAAAGTATTTTTCGACTTAGTAAGCACCGCTGTGGGTGACAGATATGCCCTGCAAGCGTTCATCGACGCAACTAAGGAAGCCTATAACAAGCTCGACTTGTCAGGTTTCAATTGGTCGCCTTCCCTGCTCCCCGATTTCTCATTTGAGCAAATTGAGAAGGAGTACGGCATCAATGCAATGGCTACTTGGGTAGACCTTGACAGCCCTGGTACTCCCGTATCTATCGAGGGTGAATCCTTACAGACAGGTAAAGTGCCTCGTCAGAAGAAGTATGCCACTTTCGACGAGAACGACTTCCGTCAGCTTGCCATCAAGCGTGTTTCCAATTCAAGTTTGGTTGACCTTGCACAAGATGCTCTGTTCAACATCAACAAGAAGCTGATTGACTCGCACACCAACGCCATGACCTATATGCGTCATCAGATGGTATCTAAGGGCGAGTTTGAACTGACTACCTCTAACAACGCAGGTGGTATTGCGGGTACTGTATTCAGTGCTTCTATACCTGATACCAACAAGGTTACTAAGACCTCTACCGACGTTTGGTGGACTAATAGCGGCGCTGGCTCAGAAGGTTCTACCTCTGACCCCGTTGCCGACATGAAGGCTATCGGTGAAAAGGTTAACGGTACTGCTTACCACTGGGAAGTAGATGCCCTTACCTTGAAGAAGCTGTTAGGACACTCCGCTGTTAAGACCGCCATCGGTTACAGCCTCTATCCTCTCGCCGCCTCCACAGCCGCTGCATTGCAGGCAGGGTCTAACCTTATCGAAGCTCAGCGCAAGGATCGCCTCGAAGAGATTATCGGTTTCCCGATTGTCGCTATCGACAGCATCTCTCGTGTTGACAAATTCGACAAGGGACAGAAGAAGGTGGTAGGTGTTGATGTTCGCTCTTTCGAGCCTTACAACTTGGCACTTGTTCCTGACGGACAGATTGGAGAAACTATTGCTGTTGCTCCTTATGCCGTTGGTGATGCTTCCAACTTCGCCGAGTATTACGGAGGTCGTCTGATGATCACCTATGACTTCGATGTTCGCAAGAAAACGCAGTATATAGAATCTGAATTGACGGCTTTGGTAGTTCCCGACAAACCGAAGTACATGCACATCTTAACAGTAGCATAATGACTATATCCGAGTACTTAAAGGGCAGCTTTGATTTCACATTTACGGATGCGAATATCCTTGCTGTCCTCACTCGGAGGTGTCTCGCTGCTGACACACCATTAGAGAGCGTTGACGAGAAGAGCATAGACTTGGTACAAGCCGACCTTTATATGATTCTTGCCAACGCTGTCTCTGGCGGTGGTCGGAGGGTGCAGAAGGGCAACAGAAGCGTAAGCGAGAGGACTTATCAGTTTGGTGTATATGACAGGCGTAATTTTCGGGCGATGGCGAACAAGCTCTACGCTAAGTGGGGTGAGACCGCTTCAACATCATCCACACGTTTTATCCATTTAAAGGGTGACTCATGATTGACTATCCTGATACTTGTGTTATTGGTCGTTCTACCGGGGAGGTGGATGAGCAGGGGTTTGAAGTTCCGACAGAAATTTATAACGGTGAGTGCCTATTAGAGATTACAGGGAAGAGCCGATATGACGGATTCGAGTTTGAACACGAGCCCATTCTTTTCATCCCCGTCAACAACGTAATGTTTAAAATCAACGACAGCGTTACTGTGACGACTTGGAACGGTAGGACTCTCAGTTACACGATAAAGAATTGGGAGGCAATCAAAGACGATATACCCGAATTGAATGACACTTGTATATGGTTGAAAGATGGCACGGAATGACTTTGACAACTTCAAGTCGGATATAGACCTGATGGTCGAGGATATTCTGTACAAGACCGCAGACGCTATGATAGCATACATTGACAGCTCCGATATAATCCCCATCGAC